TGGGCAGAGCCGATGCCGACAACAGTTAATATCATGCGGGAATGGACTGCGAAGCCGGTGAAATTCGAGGAAGCAAAGGTGAAAGTCAAATGATTCTCGGGATTGCACAGGCAGACCGAACGATCCAAGGAGACGAACGGTATACGCCCGACTATGCAGTATATCCATTGCTCGAATTTTTAGGAGACAAAAAAAGGAACTTGTCTGGTGTCCATTTGATAAAATGGATTCTGCGTATGTAAAAGTGCTCTCTGAAGCCGGATACAGAGTTATTACATCCCACATTGATGATGGAATGGATTATTTTACATATGAACCTGATAATTGGACTGTAATGGTATCGAACCCGCCATTCAGTAAGAAGGATGAGGTACTCGAGCGGGCCTATTCGCTAGGAAAACCTTTTGCGCTGCTGCTTCCTATCAATGCAATTCAAGGAAGAAGACGATTTGATATTTACCAAAACCGATTGCAGTTATTATGTTTCGACCAGAGAATAGGGTATATATCGCCGTCTATGATATGTCCGAGCGAGGCAACACCATTTGCTAGTGCCTATTTTTGTAATGACTTCTTACCAAGTAAACTTGAACTTAGACGATTGTATAAGGGGAAGACGCGAAAATAACAGACTCCTTTATGAGGTAAACTCATATTTGAAAGGAGATATTTATTATGAAAAAAGCGTGGAAAATTGGTATTAGCACTATTGCTGGTATTGTTGGAGCGTGTGTGTTGATTCGTATTCACAATGCAGAGGTTCGCAAAGTATATTGCGAACGCTATGGAAAAGGATATGATGAAGGATATACACTTGGACTTTATCAAGGGAAGTTGATGGGTGCCAATGACCTGTATATGAATGCTCATAATGGGAGCGAATATTTCAACGATTATATGATTGAAGCCCGGAAAGAATTTGTTGAGGCAGATACAAAACTCAATAAATAAGAGAACTGAGTCGTGGAGAAATCTGCGGCTCTTATTTTTTATGAAAGGAATAAGAAATATGCTTCAGAAAATTATCGCGTTCGTTATCAATTTCCTGACGCTCAGCTCGCCCTGCGGTTGGATGATGGATATTCTCAAGGATACCCGTAAGTATAAATTCTATAACCCTCTGCGGGAGCTGGAAATTGCGGAGAATCATTTCAACTTCTGTGAGCAGGAGCATATGTCGGCGGCTATTTTTGAGCTGTGCTCTGCGGAGAGTAGGGTCGAGAGATTAACTGGAGGTGTTATACAGTGACGTACTATCATCAAATTTATCGTTGCCGTAAATGTGGGAATGAGTTCTGCCCGGTGACGGTACATACCGAGACTGTCATGTATATTGAGCTGAATAATTTCCTGAACAGGGTCAATGGCGAACTCGAGTGGGATCACAAAGAGATGCCTTTAGCACCGAGGCTGTATAGGGCACATACATGTCCGAACGGTGACATCGGCGTTGGGGACTTCATCGGGTACCAGAAGGAGGAGCAATGAGCATGTATGAAAAAATCGGCAAGTTTATTGGCGGCGTTCTGGCGGTTACTATCGCGGCCTGCGCGTGGCTGATAATCATTGCGTTCACCCTGAAATGCCTGTGGTTCATTTTATTCCGGATTCTGCTGTGAGGTGGATGATATGAAAAAACACACCTTTATTTTTTCCTGCACAGACAATGGCGGTGGGCATCAGAGCTTTGAAGTCAGGGCAACCGACAAGCAGGAGGCCATTGAAAAGGGTATGAAATTTGCCAAGAAATATGCCTGTGGCGACATCTGCGGGAACTGGGAGTGTAAGTTGAAGCGGGAGGATCTTTTATGAGATGTTGTCCGGTATGCTAT